TTCCAGTCCAATCTCTACTGCTAGGGTCACCAGTTGTAGTGCTTAGTGGAGAATTTCCAGTAGGTGCAACACCAAAGAAGAGTTGATTATTGATAATATTGTAGTTGCCGTCATATTTTGTAATTGACGCCCCAGTTGTGTGTATAGCAACAGTTGAACCAAAATCACCTCTAGATACGGAAACTTTTATTGTATTTCCAACTCCAATGGTTTTAAGAACCATATATTCATCATCAATCTTAATAACATCTCCCGATGTAAATGAAGTTACTCCAGTAGTGTTGAATACCAGATCAAAGACAATATCCTGATCCAATGTCGTAGTGATATTTGTAACAGCAAGTGGAGACTGAATCATATTATCAATCGTAAGCAATGCTTTAGTATTCTGATTTGTGGAACTAAACGCATGAGATGCACCAGCTCCTACAGCACTTATTCCGACAGGAACAGGTGGCACACTTAAAGCATTTTCCGCAGATGTTGCTAATTGAATTGCTGCCTCATCTACTTTAATAACAAAAAGTTCAGTGTTAGGTAATTTAGTTGTAGCACCAATACTTGGGAATGTCGTATTGTCAATGACGATTGCCATTGTTGTGCCTGTGCCAGGATGTGAATACTCAATCGATTCCCCACCTACAAAATAATGATTTGGAATAATTACCTTATTATTGGACACATCAACAGTTGCTGCTGATGAACCGTTAAACACTCTTCTAAAAATATCAAGTCCATCGTGTTTTAGATCAAATTTAGTCTTAAGATCTAGTTTAGTGCCTTCATAATCTTTATGATCAGTTTTGATGACAGTGCTAAACATATCAATTTCGTCAATTCTAGTATTATCATCATATATTCTCATCTCTGTAAAATAAGTCCTAACATCGACGTTTATATTAGGTTCGGGAGTATATACAATCTGAAGTCCACTAGTTGATGCGGCAACACCTACTGTTCCAATCGTGCCTCCAGTATTAATATTGCCCCATTCAACATATACATCATTTGTGCTGGAGTTTAGTGCTGCAAACTCAAGAATTTCATACTTATTGTTTGTATTGTCTTCAATACTCATAAAGTAGTAAGCTGACTCTGAAGGATCTTCATAAGATGCCACTACATTAGCAGTAGGAGACCCAGAAGAGGCAATAGTAGAGTAACTAGAACCAACTCTAGTAACATCCAACAATGTATTAGATGTTGTAGTCCCTGCATCAGAAATAGCAATTATACTCGCGACACAGGTCATAGCGAGTGCAACATTCGGGAAGAACTTAACAATAATATTTCCACCAGAAAGTCTGGCATCAAAAGTTCCAAAACCAACTCCAGTTAACCCTTCATTTTCATCAATTGAACCAAGTTCAAGTTGATATACATCAGTTCCGTCGTGGACTAAATTTAACTCAGAAGCAAACATTTTGTTGTCAGATGCTTCAAAGTTAGCCATAACTTTTGCTGATCTATATGTTGCTCCAATAGAAATAATATCAGTATTAGTCGATGCTGGAACGTTAGTGATTTCTGATTTTGTAAAAGCAACATCACCAAATCCTTTGGAACCCTCAGTGGACACTCCGGTCAAAATAGCAAAGTTTGTGGTTGAAACGTCATAAGTATTAAATTCAAACTTTGTAGGATAGAATAATAATCTCCAACCATCAGTTCCTGAACCATAATCGTAATATCCAAGATTTGGATATGATTCGATAGATGCAAACTGATTAATGTAACCTATATTGTTATCCTGAAGACAAGAAACAATTGCAAACTGCCTCTCATCTGTAAAAATTCTATCTCTTACATGAGTAATAAGTTTATTGTACTTAAAATCATTTCCAAATACTGAAATAACCTCAAAAGGAGTTGTTCTTTCGTTACTATTAAATTGAGGACTAAGATCATCTATACTCAGAACTCTATTTCCTACTGACTGGAAATAATCAGAAAGAAATATAGTATCAAATACGATTTCATCAGATACATCAACATTGCCCAATCTCTTAGTTCTTTCAATTGCACTATCAAAATCATAGTAACAATTTAGATCCGCAGAACTAGTGATGTCAACTATAGTTTCAATATTAGAATCTGGAGTTGAAACCGTCAGTTTAAGATCATTATCTATTTCTCCACTAAGGATTTGTAGATCTGCATATTTTTTAAATCCAGAGGTATGTACTAGCGAATTTACTGGATCACTCCAAGTATCAAAATCAATTTCAGAACTAATTGAATATGAAAGATTCTGATAGTACTCATTATCGGGAAGTCTTTGAAGATTATCGTTTAAAAATCCGGTATTCTTTTGCCACCCTCTAGTAATTGTTGTACCAGTTCCTATGGTGATTTCTGCATCAAATATTGAGATAGATTCGATACTACCCTCAGCACCAGAAGTTGCTCCTTTAACAATATCACCAGGTCGTGCAACTCCATTTATCTTTGCTTTGAGAATCTCAATATTGTCATTGTAACTATCAACTCTTCCCTTATATGAAGGACCTTCAAATCTTTCTCCTTTGAAGAAATTATTTTTTCTAATCTGAGTATTAAAGATTGGAAAATTGACCTTAGGAATAACCCTACCTAAGGAGTTTTTACTATAGTTGCCTGGATATCCAGTTCCGACGTATTCATTTAGATTATATTCCACCCATGCTCCAGATCCGCCTGCAGCAGTGTTGACACCAGATACTGGGAATAATGTATAGTTGTAATCTTTTGAGTTGAATCCTGAACCGGTAGAACCAACACTTATATTTTCAACTAATATGGACTTACCAACTTCAAATGGGAAGTCTCCTCCAGAGAACTGATGAGGAAGAAAGAGTCTTACAATTTTTGTTGAAGAACTATATGTGATAGATGATATGCTAAATCCGTTTGAGTTATTGGTGGGAATAATAGTAGGAGGGACATCATATAAAGAGGCAGTGTTCTTAAGAATTTTTACCTCTGTATCTCCCAAGTTATATTGAAGATCTACATCAACAACTTTATTAGTAACTCCATCAATAACAATTAAATCGGGAGATACAAGATAATTTACTCCTGAAGATGTGATACCGATTGATTGGAAAGATGAGAGAGGAGAAAGTTTAATAACTTCAGGAACTCCTGCCAGAACTCTTAGAGTTGGGTCTGTAGGAAAATCATAACCAATGTTGGTTGAATTAAACTCAGATTTTAGGAGTTTTCCAATATTATTACTATCTGGTTCCAAGTATGCTCCGGTTCCAAATCCACTCCTAATAGAAGATATGGATGGAATAGTTTTGTATCCAGAACCGGGATCTAAAATTTTAACTTTTGATATCGCACCTTGAGCGGTTTTTGATGTTGTCTCATAGATTGCATTACAATTGGTTGATCCAAATGATATAATATTTGGTGATGACGCAATATTAAATGTAAAGGTGGTAGACCCAATACTTGCAATATCTTTTGGACCATCTAATTTTGTTTTTACAACATTTATCTCACTAAAAGCATAAGCATCTCTATCTACTACAATTTTACTTTTACTGGTTGTAATGATTGATTTTTGGGTTGGTTCAAAGTTATACCAAAGAACTGAAGGAACTTCGTTAGTGAAACGGATTGAGAGACTGGCATTTGAATCAATACCCATTTTCCCATTAGTTGTTACCTCAAATTGATCACTATTTCCTGAGGTAAGAAATCTTTTATTAAGTTGCAGATCTGTAAAAATCTTCATAACGAAAGCAGAGTATGATACTCCATTTGATATGAATGAAAGTGAAGAATCTGAAAGATCAAATTTTAAAGTATTATTTCTACTCACCTCTACAAATGGATTGATTCTAGATAGAGTTCCGTCAGAAGATGAAGTTATGTCTACAAATTTAGGATTAAGAGTTTTAAGTTCGGTTTTTTCACTTACAAGTTTAATCTTATTAGTGGTATAGATGTAAACATAATACATTCCATTATCTGTAAGTCCACTTGCTGGAGAGGAAGCAGTATATATTACTTTATCCCCAGTTTTAAATGGCATGCTAGAGAATTTGATTGAGTTCTCGTCAACATCCATATCAGCAGCAATGAAGTTTGTTGGATTAAATACAATTCTTCTATTGTAATCATCATACTTAACAACAACATCAATCTGATTAGTAGGTCTAAGATCAAAGAATATCTTATTCTTATATGCAAGACCATGAGTGCCTGCTGTAGACACTGTAACTATGTTTTTAGATACATTACCCTTCACAACATTGACTTTATCGGTATGGAAACTATGATTGGTTCCAGTTCCTATTCCTGTAAAATATAAAAGACTAGTAGAGGTGTTTACACCAACATATGTTCCAGTTGAACCTAATCCTACTTTATTTGAACTAATTCCAACATACCTATTATTAAGTGGAACTGCGTACAACTTATCATATGAAGACAGGTTAGTATATGCTACTCCTACCAATCCACTCCACACTTGAATGGATGTTCCATCATTTGGATTATATTTAATTATTTCATTTATCTTTAGACCATGATTTGGAAGATAAATGTTTCTTGGTTCTACAAATATCTGAGTGATACCTGCTCCAGGATTTACAATTGATAAAGTATTACCAATACCCACTGTTCCGACACCAACAGATTCTGAAGGTTCAAAATAAATCTTCTTATTAAGTGTTAATGTTTGAGTAGTTTTAGCCAAACCAACTTTAATAGCAAATCTTCTTGAGTCATCTTCAATTAAACTGGATACCGTATGTGCAATAGCAACTGTATTGTTGACTGCTCTCTCTACTCGCAATCTACCGGGTTCAATTTTAAGAACTTTAACTTTTTCTGTTCCTATCTTGAATATATCATCCACCATAACGGTAGGATAACTCAAATTTCCAGATACGGAAATATACGTGTGAATGCCTGTAGATCCTTGAAGTCCTACTTCTTGTGATAAAGAAAGTCTAGAAGTAGTAACTCCAATAGTAAAGTTGCCATCTAATCTATCAAAGTAACGTGAAAGTCCATTAACATTAACAATATCCTTATCATTAAATCCATGAGGTGTAGAAGATACGCCTAAGAATTGGTTTTTAGAAGTTTGAGGGACAAACTCAACTTCACTAATTTGAGTTGTGGCAACACTTACAGTATTGACTTTTCTACCAGATATTCTATCAACAGAAGCACGAGCATTTTTACCAAACTTTACAGCATCAAAAGTGATTTTATCATTTACTTTATAATTATCTCCACCAGTGCTTATTCCAATCGATTCTACATTTCCAGTTTTTGCTGCGGTAATATTAATTTCTTGAGGTTTATCTTTACTTGAATTTAAAATATAACTATAAGAACTATTTTGATCATTTAACTTGTATGGAGTTGTATTCCTTAACCAGTTATTTGATTTGAGATCATAATCGGATTGATTAGATGACTTTAAGAAGTTAAAAGAGTTTGGTTTTGATTTGAAAGTTGGTCCAATAATGTATGGGAATGCAGGTCTTTTGAAATTATCAAAAGGACCAGAATTATCGATATTTGCATTTATTGTGGCAAAATAGGCATAAGTTCCATTTGGATATTCTGGAGTAACACATATCCTTCCATTGTGCTCATCTAAGTCGCCAGAACCAGTGAACTGATAATCTTCAACAAAAAATCCTTCACTGAATGAAGACAAAGGAGGTCTTTGAGATTGTTGTGTTATTAGTTCATATGAAGATTTGATTCTTGTTACTGTTCCTCCAAACGCATTTGTATATCCATATGGTCCATAAATTGGATTTCCATCATATGCCCAACCAATAATTGGAGAATGATCTAGAGATTCAATCTCAATGCCATTGTTTAAAATTAAATCTGTATTTCCATAAATTTTATTTCCATTAGAATCAACTGAATATACAGATTCTCTCAGTTTTCTTGGTGCATACACATGAGTATACTGAAGAGAGTTATCTCTTGCATTTTTTACTACGAATCCATCATCACTTGTTATATTATTAAAATCATTAGCAAAAATATCAATTATCCATTGTTGGATAATTGCTTTAATTGTACAATCATTTCCAGATTTAACTATTGTTAATAGTATATCACCTTGAACATATCCTGCTCCACCATTTATAATTTTTACTTCTGTAATTTTTCCATCAACAATAACGGGAGTGAGTTTAGCGTAATCTCCAGATCCAGATAAAACCAAATCTGGAGGTGAGTTATATCCAGACCCACCTGACTGAACAATAACATCAATAATTTGACCATTAGAAACAACAGGGAACAACTGTGCTTCAGAACCACTGACTAAACTAATATTAGGTTGTCTATTGAAATTAATCGTAGTAGATGCACCATATCCAACTCCTCCAGAAGTAGTATCAATAGAATCAATATTTCCTCTAAAAACAGGTTGGATTTTACAGTTAAAATCTTGATTTGTTAATGTATTAACGCCAATAGTTCCCTTAATAGTAACTGAGATTGGTTCATAGTTAAATGACCCATTTCCACTAGAAGTAATATTATTGTATATGTTATTATTATAATAATAGTCTTTAGTAATACTTCCTGTTCCTATACCCGATAGTAGAAACTTATTATCATCTACTTTAGTTACATAATAATCAGTATTAGAAGAAATGCCGCTCACTGGGGTTGATCCTGGTGTATATCTAATAATATCACCTTCCATGTACCCATGACTTGGAATTATAAAGTTATTAGTAGCAGTATTAATTCCAGTAGAAGGTATCGTTCGCTTTTGATTCTTATACCCAAATCCAGAATTTGTTACTACAATATCAGTTACTATTCTTTTTCTTTCTAATGTTTCTAGAGATTGTGTATCTTTTCCTTTTGAAAGTATCGTTACGGTATTAATGCCTGATTTAGATTCAGACAAAGTATTGTGAAGTTTAACTGTATATGCATCAACTACATTTGCATAGTATACTGAGTTAGTGGACAATCCTAAAATTGTGTTTGATCCTCCAGTTTTGTATACTAACTTCTCAAAATCTCTAAACTTGTGAAAGGTCGAGAAACCTATAGTGCTATTAGATGTATTGACATTACTACTTCCAGCACCAGCATTGAAAGTAACTATGTGGGAAACAGACGATACATTAACTTTAGCAGCAGCATCTTGTCCTCCTCCACCTTTGATTTCAATTATTGGTGTATCAATATAATCATATCCAGTATCAATTATATCAATTCTTTCTAAAGATCCATGAACGGAAACATCACCAACAACACCAGATCCTTTAGTGTCTGTAACTAATAATGCTGGCGGGGTAATTACATCATAACCATATCCCTTATCAATAACCTCAAAGTTATTGATTTTACCATGGTATACACTTTTAGGAGATTTAAAGTTAAGAATTTCAACTCCATTAACCAGGATGCCGGTAGGTCCTGGTTGGGTGAAAAATGTGCCTGATTTATTATCTGGGGGCAGTACTTGACGTACAATATGTTGGGGTAAAAGTTGCTTACCGTAGTTGCTGTATAATATAATTTTATTGTTTTCTACAGAACCTATAGGTACAATATATTTGTTAGAAAATAAATCAGACTTACTCCTAGAAAGTTGAATTTGTGTAGCACTAACTCTCTTGACAAAATAAACTAACTCATCTAAGTTAGAGAACTGACTTTTAGTTTTAGTAATAAATTGATTACCATCTGGAGTATTGGTGATCGTTTCTGTTATACTACCTTTATAGAAAACTGTATCTCCAGTATATAATCCATGATCTCCTGCTGACTGCAGTTTCAATACTCCCAATCCAGTTGCACTGCCTGAGAAAGTGATTTCTTTGTTATATGGATTTAAAACGGTCTCAAGATATGATGGAATAGAATTGCTAGCAATTAGCAGGTCTCCATTAAACTTAGTATATACGTTTTGAATATTAGAATAATATTTTTGAATGATTGGATAGTTATTAGACAGTCCTTTCTGAATAATATTTTTTAGACTATATCTGAGTGAAAGTTCCGATGCTGGTATGGTTGAGGATAACTTAACTGTAAATCCTTTATTGGTATTGATTGACGTAACATAACCCTCTCGTACAATTCCATTTGAACCAATAAGTCTTACCTTATATCCATTATAAAAATAATGATTGGAATATAATTCTACTTTGTAAGTAGATTCACTTGCATCTACAAGAATAAGTTCTTTAACATTCCAGTCTGTTTTTATATTGAAAAACCAATTGTTCTCTTTAAAACTAGATGAAGGATAACCTAGTGTTTTAACACCAATAGTATCGTCAGAATTTAGAGAAAAAGTATCATCAAAGACATTAAAATCTTTAAGAGAACCAGTGATACGGACATTTATAATATCATCTATTCCTTTATAACTATAAGCAAAATCATTTTGTGTTACATTAGAGGTATTTGGTATTTCAGTGGTTAAGGTTGTTATTCCGATAAATTGGTTGATTGATTTTGAAGTATATTGAACAACTACATCGTTATAATCATTATCCTTCAGAATAATTTCTCCAGTACTACCAAAACTTACCGTGGAGTCAACATCAATAATAGTAGCACCAATACCTGCAGTGTTTACTAGTTGTGTCTTTGCTGCTGGTTCAAATGTGCTGTAAACTGTTCCAGTTACATCAATATCTCTTTGATATCCATAGTCAATAGAAACTTGATAATATTCGCTTTTGATATTGAATGCTTCTTTATCGATACCTAATGAAGCATAGTCCCAATTTAATTTTTCTACGTTACATACAGACCCTCTTGCTTTTGTAGAGTCCTGATATAGTGTACGAGATTTTAAATCTAAAGGATCTCCAATATTCTTCTCAACCACCATATCAATGGTAACTCTATAATCTGCATCAGATGGTTTAAACAGATATTCACTTGGCCTTATAACTGAAGAGTCTTTTCCATACAATGCTCTGAAAAGAATCTCAATTGAATCATCTGTGCCTTTTGAATCATAAAAAGATTTAGATCCAAAAATAAAGTTTCTTTGATTGAGATCACTAACTGTTGCTCTATCTTCAAATCCAGGAATGACTTGGTTTTTAAGTTTTCTAAAAAACTCTTTTAGAAAACGAATACTTAAATTATAAACTACGGTGTCTTTAGTATGACTTGCTGCTAAGGTTTCTTTAAATACCAGTTCATCTGGGGTATTTGTCCCAGAGTAACTTGTAACTCCACTGAAACCCCGTACACACCCCTCAAACGAGGTGTCTGTCTTATGGGTGTAAGAAATGATTTCATCATCAATTAAAAGTAATCCATTTCTTTTTGGAAATCCTTCTGTGAAATTTCCATTAATATCAGCACCGATAGAAGTATCAACTGAATTAATATCCGATTGAAGGATAGTAGAATCTACTAATGCATAAAGTTCATCTACTTTGACATACTTATCAATATTTGTAATAAGATCGTATGTTCCACTTTTAAACTCTACTGAAAGATAATACTGTTTTAAAAACTCAACAAGCAGCGGGAAATCATCTCTCACATATGCAGGGACCTGAGATGCGATGATATCTTGAATATTGACTCTATCGATTGCCATTTCTTATTAGTAGCCAGGAGTTGATTGGGTATTATTGAAAGTAGATTGTGCGACTCTATTGGAATTGACCAATATTGTAGAACTTGTGTTGGAAGTAGAAGAAGATGTGGTTGAAGAAGATGAAGCGGATGAAGTTTCTGCTGCTATAAGTTGGGGGGTGCCGCGTACTAACGTATTCCCATCATAACTTGGACTTACAATGTAGTTACTTCCAGAGATATCATCACCAGAATCTATCTTATCTACAACACTATTTACCGTAGTATAATTGAGGTCTAATTGGAGATATAAATCTTGAAGACCAATAACGTCATTTGAATAAGGAATAGCAGATACTTCAATAATAGGAACTTTATTTCTAACAATACTCGTTGAAACAAACTTTATTGGATTCAACTTAATCTCACCATGGATATAATCTACAATACCAACATTTTGTTTTACAATTATTGCTTGTTTTGGTGATGCCAACTTAAAGAAGAATAGTTTACCAGTCTTTAATCCCATATTTGGAATGTCTCCAAGATACAATGTATCAGAGATCCCACTGATTTTAAAACCTGACGATCTTACATTGAATCCTTTGTTCTCAGCATCTAATAGGTTTGTACCACATTTATCTGTTGAAGAGTTTTTAACTTGGAATCTATTACCATAACATAACTCATATTGACCAAACTTATTAATTACAGGTTCTAAGTCTCTTCTTATCTGAACATTTGTGATATTAGAAGTCGCCGCAATGTTACTATTATCAATTAGAGTTTGATACTTACTATACTTAAATCTTGCTCCAAACTTATTCAATGCAGAGGAAGATGAATATTCAGTAATTGATGCCAAAACATCTGCCTTAACTACACTTCCACTTTGTACCTTATTTGTATTATAATATACATTAGAGTCGGTCTCAATATAAAGATAGTTTAAATCAATTAACTGAACTTGAATACCAGCAACTTTATATCGATTTATTTTTTCAATTAGAAAATCTTTTAGACAAGTAGATAAAAAGACTCCATTGACAGGTTTAATGCTTACAAATACTTTTCCATATTGCGGAGGACTTAAATCTTCTCCACCATATGCTGATACGGACTCTGCTTCAGGATATATGTTAGGAATCAATGCCTCGTAGTCTGATGCTGTGACAGCACGGTTCTGAGATGCGTAAATTTGTGGAGCATATCTTTTGATCGAATCCACAGATTCTATTTGAGCACCAAGTTGAGATGAACCATCAGTAACTAGTGCTGTAATAGCAGTTGTAACAGGAGTTCCGTTATTTTCTATTAACTCTCCACTGAAAGTGAATGAATCAATTCCATTTGCTGCAGCACCTGCAGATATCATATATCCAACTTTTACGACATTTGGTTCTTCTAACTTTTTACCAAATACTCCATCACCAAATAGAAGTTCATATTTTTCGTTTGGTATCTCTTGTAAGAAGTAAACACGAGAATCTGACTTAATATCAATCAATCCACTATATTGGGTATAAGTGGTTTTAATATTCGATGTAGACGATTCTAGAACCTCTACAGTGATTAATGACGTGTCTATTCCTGTATTTGGTAATATAATTTTTTGATTCGGAGTTCTGGAACTTATTGGAAACTGTGCTTCAATAAAAGTTCCTTCGTATATTGTGATATCATAAAAACGTGCTATGCCATCTGAATCAACAGTTTTTATAATGTCTTTAGGAATTGAAAACGTATAATCTTGCGAACCGAATTGTTGAGATGAAATCGCAACAAGACCCTTCTTTAGAGTTACACTTGATGCTGTAGTAGTGGATACATCAACTTCAAAAGAAATAACTGATCTTGATGAGGTACGTGATCTAGGCACATAACCAATATTCCTTGCTAGTGACACTACATTCTCTCGTAGTGTTGCACTATCAATGAATACTTCATTCGTTACCATATTGGCATTGTATGAAGTAATGTATGTGTTATATGCTAACGCATCAATAACTGTCGAGAGGTTTGACCCCTCAAAATCGTAATCGGTGAAGTTAGAGTTTGCACGGAGGTAATCCTTTATGGAAACCTTTATCTGCTCAAAATCTAGATTGCTGAAATTTACTAAAGGCATTTTACCTAGTGGGTTCTAATGCAACGGAGAGTTCTTGTGCCGGTACATCTATACCAACAATAATATATTGTATCTTACAATCAAAACGATACTTATCGGGATCTGCTTTGACTTTGACATCAATGAGTTCCACTCTTGGTTCAAACAACTCAATAGTATCTACAATTTCAGTTTGAATTGATGATGCTGTACGTGAATCAATCTGCCCAAAGAGTAGATTGCTTATGTTTGATCCTAAAGCAGGATTAAATGGTTTCTCACCAGGTATTGTAAGAAGCAAGTTACGAATAGAACGAGCAATAGCATTCTCATTCGTCAGTTCAATCAAATCTCTTTTAAGAGGATTGATTTTAAATGACGCACTCAAATCTTTAAATGCTTTACTGTTCCTTTGGACTGGCAAAATAATACAAGAATTCTACCTTATTTAGACGCTTAATCCTCAGTTAATGTTACTGGTTTAGAACCACAAGTACACTGATGATCAGGGTCAGAACAATCAGTTGTTTCAAAAAGTCCGTCTTCATTAATTTTCTTAAGTTGTTTAGGAGTCTGTTCATCATTTGCAATCTCCCTTAAAAAGTTATTCTCAGGCATCGTTGTTTCCTCTCTTAATGTCTTGTTGTGTTTTCCAGAAGTATGACTCCTGATCTCCTAGTCCCATACGATCATAACCATTTTCAACCTGATAATATTCAGTAGAGACTTTAAAGTCAGGTTTCTTTGGTTCTGCTGGTGTAAGACTATTATCATATATTCTCATCCTATTATTAGGATACAAAGCATATTGTCCATTTGCTAGTTCTATTAGGTTATGAGACTTATGCTCTGATGGATTCTCACTGGTTGCATAATCAACTGTATCAGGGTCTTGATGATAGTTATCTAGAGTACACACGTATGTACCTTTAACGGTCCCGTGATCCCTTGTATACAGTTCATAGTCCATAGACCCTATAAACTGTTTTTGAATCGCTACAACACCATAATCCATACAGTTCCAAAACTGTAGATTCTGTAGATTCATATCAGGGTCGGGTTTTTTTGGTTCCGATAAGAACGCACTAATTGGTAACTTATCATACATTGCACCATATTCTGGTAGATAAGTCTCAAAATAAAATGCACGACCAGGTATACTTTTACATGATACCCAAACACCTTTTACATATTCGCCCCATCCACTTGTATGATCAGTTAAGTATTCTTTACGAACCCATACTTCTACTGATGGTAGATTAGCAATCAAACAAGCCATAGTATACTTTAATATTACACATATGTATCTAGACAAAAAAAGAGACCCGAAGGTCTCTTTATCATATTATCGCCCTTGACCACGATAACGCTTTGTTTTCCCATTACGACTCGTAGCAGCATACTTTGTATGTTTTCCTGC